CTACAACACAGCCAGTGGGCAGGGCGCACTCCAATCAAACACCACAGGCGCCTACAACACAGCTATGGGTATGAGTGCACTCTATTACAACACAACGGGTACTAGCAACTCAGCTATGGGTGTAAATGCACTCCAGAACAACACAACGGGTTACAGCAACTCAGCTGTAGGTCAGTCTGCACTCCAAGATTTAACAACCACCACCATAGCAGCAACCGCCATAGTAAACGGTACAGCCTATCAAATTGTAACGATGGGTACTACCACCTCAGCACAGTGGATAGCATCAGGAGCAATAACAGGTAGGGTGGGTGAAACATTTACAGCTAACGCAACCGCAGGTGTTGGTACAGGTACAGTAGCCACTTCAGCAAACATCGCAACGCAATGTTTAAACAATACGGCATTGGGAAGATCAGCAGGTAGAGGTATCACAACAGGTTCGGGTAATACCGTTATCGGTGCCAATGTAACTGGATTAGCGGCTGGATTGACTAATAACGTCATTATAGCAAATGGGACTGGCTCAATTAGAGTTCAGTCAGATGCTACGACTATCACTTTTGCTGATGTAATAAAACCACCTCAAGCCGTAACCGCGTCAGCCCCTGCTTATGTAAAGGGTGGTATGTATTTTGATACTACACTAAATAAAATGCGTATAGGCGGTGCAACCGCTTGGGAAACAGTAACCTCAGTATAGGAAAATAAAATGTTAGAAATTACACCAGCACAACAGTACAGCTCAACGATGGATTCAGTTAATCTAATTAAAGGTGCTAAACCTGAGATGATGACTGATGTGGAATGGGCAGATTGTATCAAAAGAAATAAAGAACACATTGAAATTATGTTGGCTAAAGATTTCTGGACAACTGAGAACTTAACTCCTTTCAAGGAAGCTGTAAAATGATTACAAACAAATGGAATATCGTAGCACTGACCTGCAAACCTGATGTCAACGGTATGCTTGATTATGTAGTAACAGCGCATTGGACTCTTACTGCAACTGATGGTACTTACACAGGTTCAGTCTACGGAACAGCATCTTTTGAAGTTGATCCTGATAAGCCTGACTATACCCCTTACGAAGATTTAACTTTGGAAGAAGTTGTCGCTTGGACTCAAGCAGCATTGGGTGCAGAACAAGTAGCGTCTTATGAAAAGTCTGTTGCTGACCAAATAGAAGCACAAATAAATCCAACAATCGTAACACCACCATTACCTTGGGCAGTATAATGAACTCCTACAATTACAAAGTATCAGACCTACAACGTGACAAAGACGGTATTATAGTAGCTGCTTCTTTTACTATATAATGTTTGGTATAGATGATGCAACCGCTTGACAAGTCCAAATTGATGAACTGAAAGAACTTATAAACAAAGGAAAATTAAAATGGCAATTACAAAAACACAAAAATTAACAAGTATTACTTATCGAAAAGATACGGTAGCTATACCTCGACAGTTATACGTTGAATATCAAATTATTCTTGATGACCCAGATGATTCTTCATTACCTGTATATACAAATAAAGGTTATACATTGGTGGAAGATTCAGATGTTAGTAATGAAGAAGAATTGGTTCAAAATATGTTCAATTTAGTGTTTAATAAATAGTATATAAAACTAATTATTGGAATAGTAAGATGGCAACAGTAAATACAAGGGAAGGACTCAAACAATATGCTTTGAGAGCACTAGGTGCACCTGTGCTTGAAATAAATGTTGATGATGATCAATTAGAAGATCGTATTGATGAAGCACTTGAATACTGGAGACTATATCATCCAGAAGGTATTGAACAAGTATATGCCAAATATATGATTACTGCTTCTGTATTAAATCTTACAACTAATAATGCTGCATCTTTTGGTGATGCAACTGAAGTTACTGGAGCAACATCTGGTGCTACAGCATTTGTAGTTTTAGATGAAGGTACTAGAACAGAATCAAGAACATCTACAGGAAATGTTCTTCTTGTAGTTAATATAACCGGTAATTTCCTTGCTGGAGAAACTATTTCAAATGATATAATTTCTGCTACATTAAGTTTAACTTCTCCAGTAGTTAAAGGTGTATTTGATAATAGATATATCACATTACCCGATTTGATGTATGGTGTGACTAGAGTTATTCCTATGTCTCAAGCATCTTCTTCAAAGAATATGTTTGATTTACAATATCAATTACGTTTGCATGACTTATATGATGTTACATCTACCTCTATGATCTATTATAAAACTGTAATGAGTCATTTGTCAATGCTAGATTTTGAACTTAATGCCAAACCTGATATTCGGTTTAATAGATTTACAAACAAACTATATCTTGATATTAAATGGCAAGCAGATGCTCTTATTGGTCAATATCTAATGGTTGATGGTTATGGTGCTTTAGATCCTGTCACTGCTCCTAGAATGTGGGGAGAGTTATGGTTAAAACATTATACAACTGCATTATTTAAAAAGATGTGGGCAACAAACATTAAAAAGTTTTCCGGTATACAACTTCCAGGTGGCGTCACATTAGATGGTGATTCTCTATATAGAGAGGCCATTGATGAAATTAAAGATTTAGAAGATGAATTGATGAGTAAATCAAGTCCATTAAATTTTTTCTTGGGATAAATCATGACAACAACTAATGTATATTTTACGCACGGTACTAAAAACGAACAATATCTTGTAGAAGATCTAATAATTGAATCACTTCGTATGTATGGAAATGAAGTGATGTATATTCCTAGAACATTAGTTGCAAAAGATAATATTCTAGGAGAAGATAGATTATCTCAGTTTAAAACTGCTTTCCCAATAGAAATGTATTTTGAAAACATTGATTCATTTGGTGGTCAGGGATTCATGATCCAAAAGTTTGGATTGATGGTAGAACAATCGGCAACTCTTGTTGTTGCTAGAAGAAGGTGGGAACAATTTGTAGGCAGATATGGGGTAACAACCGTACCTACTAGACCAAATGAAGGAGATTTAATATATTTTCCATTATCAAAGGGTTTATTTGAAATTAAATTTGTCCAACATCAAGATCCATTCTATCAATTAGGCAAACTATATGTCTATAAACTTCAAGTAGAATTGTTTCAATATGCTTCTGAAAGAATTGATACTGGTCATGATGATATTGATGTATTTGAATCATTAAAAACATTCTCTACTGATATCACAGATAGTAATTTCGGTGAGGTAACTGCTATTAATATTACAAATACTGGATCTGCATATTCAACTGCCACAGTACAATTTACATCTTCTACTGGATATGGAGCAACTGCAACCACGGTTATTGGAACTGGAAGTAATGCCGGTAAAATTGTTGATATTATTATCACTAATCCAGGTACAGGTTATAAATCAATACCTTATGTTGAAATAATTGGAAATGGTACTGGAGCAGTTATTCAAGCCGTTGTTAAAGTTAATATAGATAAACCAGATTCATACGGTGATAACAACTCATTTTTAGATGAAGCATCTACTGTTGTATGGAATACTAATAATCCGTTCGGAGATATTTAATGTACGAAACTCCATTTTATCACGGAATTATAAGAAAAACTATTATTGGTTTTGGCAGTCTTTTTTCTAATATAAAAATAGAAAGAAAGGAAGGTGGTTCTGTTACTGGAACTACAATTCAAACCTTAAAAGTTCCTATAGGATATGCACCAAAGGAAAAGTGGCTAGTAAGAATAGATTCTGATCCTACTTTAGAAGGACATACATATACATCATTGCCTAGAATATCCTTTGAAATTACCGGTTATTCTTATGATTCTGTAAGAAAAACAAACAGAATGCAACAAATAAAATGTGGTGATGGTTTAAGTTCTCTAAGTACATTAAGTTCTGTTGTTCCGTATAATCTTGACATTTCATTGTATATTTTGACAAAAACTCAAGAAGATGCATTACAAATAATAGAACAAATTTTACCTACATTTACTCCTGAATACACATTATCAATTAATGCAGTTCCTGAAATGAATGTTATTCAAGACATTCCTATTATTTTAAATAGCATTTCGGTTCAAGATGATTATGATGGAGATTTTACTACTAGAAGATTTGTAACTCATACATTAAATTTCACTTTGAAATTAAATTTATTTAGCGGAAATAGCACAAGTGGTATCATTACTACTGTTAAAGCAAATATTAATGATATTATTACTCAACAACCACTTAGTAATTATACTGTTATTGGTGATCCTGCTGATGGTAGTATTACATCAGAATCATGGTTAGAACATTTTTAAATTTAAATTTTTATTATGGCTGCATTAACATATAATAGTAATCCTCAATTAAAAGCAGCGAATGTGCCTGTTCAGTATACTCAGGAGCAAATACAAGAGTATATTAAATGTAAAAATGATCCCATTTATTTTATTGATACTTATTGTCATATTATCCATGTTGATTATGGCATTATACCATTCAAACTATATGATTGTCAAAAGAATAAAATAAAGATTATCCATGAGAATAGAAAAGTTATTCTTATGGAAGGCAGACAACAGGGAAAGACACAAACCTCTGCTGCATATATTCTTTGGTATACTAATTTCCACGATGCAAAGAATGTTGCTATTCTTGCTAACAAAGCATCCGCTGCTAGGGAAGTAATGTCTAGATACCAAATGATGTTTGAATTATTACCTCCTTGGTTACAACAAGGTGTTAAAACCTGGAATAAAGGTGATATTGAATTAGAAAATATGTCTAAGGTTTTTACTG